CTGAACGGCAACGCCGCGCAGTTCCGCCTGTCCGAAGACAAGGCCTTCATCGAGGCGATGTCCCAGGAGATGGCGCAGACGCTGTTCTACGGCAACGAGACGACCGAGCCCGAAGCGTTCACTGGGTTCGCGCCTCGCTTCAACTCGCTGTCCGCGCAGAACGCTGACAACATCGTCGACGCCGGCGGCACGGGCTCCGACAACACCTCGATCTGGCTCGTGGTGTGGGGTCCCAACACCTGCCACGGGATCTACCCGAAGGGCTCGACCGGCGGCGTGCAGATGCGCGACCTGGGCGAGGTGACGGTCGAGAACGTCGACGGCGCCTCGGGCCGCGCGCAGATGTACCGCTCGCACTACCGCTGGGACTGCGGTCTCACGGTGCGCGACTGGCGCTACATCGTGCGCATCGCCAACGTCGACGTGTCGGACCTGACCACGCTGGCCAACACGAAGAACCTGATCAACTGGATGATCCAGGCGGCCGAGCGCATCCCGTCGTTCGACGCGGGCCGCGCGGCGTTCTACGTCAACCGCAACATCCGCGAGAAGCTGCGCCTGGGCATCCTGGAAAAGGTTGCCACGAACCTGACGTTCGAGACCGTCGCCGGCAAGCGCGTGCTGACCTTCGACGAGATCCCGGTGATGCGCACCGATGCGCTGATCAACTCCGAATCTCGCGTGGTCTGACCCGCCGCAGCACTCTGACCCAGAAAGGAACCCCATCATGATCATCGACGACCGCACCGAGTTCTGCGACGCTCAGGCCCTCAACACGGGCGCCGCAGCCACCTACAACATCGGCGACGTGATCGACCTCGGCGTCGCTGCCCGTGGCGTCGGCGAAGCCGGCGACCAGCTCTACCTGGTCATCCAGGTTGCCACCGGCATCGCCGCGGGCTCGGCCGGCACGGTCCAGTTCCAACTGGCCTCCGACGACAGCGGCACGCTGGCCACCAACGGCACGCAGTCGATCCACCTGCAGACCCGCGCCTTCACCACGGGCACCGGCACCGGCACGACCACGCTGAAGGCCGGCACGGTGCTCGGCGTGTTCGCGCTGCCGATCGAAGGCGTGGTGTACGAGCGCTACCTCGGCGTGCAGCAGGTGACCGGCACGGCCGCCCTCACGGCCGGCGCCGTCGACGTGTTCCTCACGCCGACGCCGACCGTCTGGAAGGCCTACGACGCGCCCTACCAGCTCTGACCGACAGGGGTGACCGATGAAGGTACGAGCGATCCAAACCGCGTTTCATGACGGCCGTCGGGTGCGCCCGGGCGAACTGCTCGATGTTCCCGACACGCTGAAAGCGGCGTGGTTTGTCTCGGCCGACACGGTCGCCCCGGCGCCGCCGGTTCGCTCCGCGCGCAAGCGCGAGGCCCCGGTGGCGCTCTCTCAACTGGCCAAGGAAGTTCCGACCGGCCCGGTCGAGAACCTTGTCTGACCCTGGAGTCGCTTCATGCCGACCAGAGACGCCACGATCAACGGGCGCCGCCCGATCGACCAGGCTTTCCCCGGGGAAAGCTCCCTCATCAGTTGGACGGGCCTACTGAACGGTGACGATGGTGCACCGATCCAGTTCGGCGCGTTCACCGACCGCAGCATTCAGTTCGTCGGCACGTTCGGCGCTGGCGGCACGATCGTGCTGGAGGGCAGCAACGACGGCGTCAACTATGTCGTGCTGACCGACCCGCAGGGCAACAACATCAGCAAGACCAGCGCCTCGATTGAGGCGATCAGCGAGGCCACGCGCTACGTGCGCCCGCGCGTGACGGCGGGCGATGGCGCGACCAGCCTGGCCGCCCACCTGTTCATGAGGGGCTGACATGCAGACGTCCGAAGTGCTGGTCGAGCTCCGCAAGGGGCTGCGCGTCTACAAAGCGTTTGAGCACGCCGAGAAGCTCGCGACCACTGTCGAAGGCCTGGAGCAGAACCAGCGCGAGCTGGAGGCCGCCATCGCGAAGCTGCGCGAGGAGACCGAGGTCGCCAGAGGCGCGCACGAGCAGACGATGGCCCGCCTGGCCGCCGAGCGCCAGGCCGCACAGGACGCCGCCGCGCAAGCCAAGAAGGCCGCGCAGGAGGCGGGCAGGGCCGAGGTGGCCGCCGCACGCCGGCGTGCCAACGAAGTCGAGGCCGAGGCTGCGCGCGACAACGCCGCCGCAGCCGCGCGTCGCGATGAGATGCTGCAGCAGGCCGCAGCCGCCGAGCAACGCGCCGCTGCTGCCGCCGACCTGCTCGAAGAGCTCACCGCCAAGATCACCGCCGCGCGCGCCGAGATCGCCAAGCTCCTGGGGTAATCCGTGCCCCTGACCGTCAAGCACACCAAGGTCAGCGCGATCCCCGACGACCCCGCGGCGGTGGCCGCGGGCGAGGTCGTCCCTTCCGACTGGAACGCTGACCACCCGGTCACCGGCACGCTCGACATTGCCAACGGTGGTACAGGGCAAACCACGGCCGCCGACGCGCGCAACGCACTCCTGCCGTCGCAGTCCGGTTCTGCGGGCGCACTGCTCACGACCAATGGCACGAACGTGGGGTGGGGTTACGCAGGGTTTATGCCGATCCTGTCCTACTCCGGCAATTTTGTGATAACCGGCGGCGTGCACGGCTATTACCTGAGCTGCACCAACACGATCACCGCCACGATCGACTTCGCGGCCTATTTCTCGTTTGGATTCACGTGCTGGATCTTCAACAACGGCAGCGGCAACGTCACGATCGACCCGGCTGGCAGCGAGACGATTGACGGGCAGACCACGCTAATCTTGCGCCCTGGCGAGGGCCTGGAGATTTTCGGCGGCCCCACCCTTGGTGTCGGCAACTGGAACGTCCGCGCCAAGCAAGTCATGCGGGGATATGCGGAAAACTTCGCTTCATCGGCTCCGCGTCCCACTGCCTCTGGCGCGGATACTGTTGCTCTGGGGCGAAGCTCCACTGCTTCCGGCAGCTCAGCTATTGCGTTGGGGCGATCCGCAGTCGCGAACAATACCTACGCCACCGCGGTGGGTTACGCCCTCACCGCATCAGGGTTCGGCGCAACCGCACTCGGCTACGCATCCACAGCCTCCGCGAATTACTCAACCGCTATCGGCTGTACTTCCTCCGGTGGAGCTTCGTCGGCTGTTACAAACGCGGGCGCAATGGCTCTCGGCGGCGGCTACGCTTCCGGTAGTGGCAGCTTTGCCGCATCAATCGCGAATAGCACCAGCAGCTACGGCGCAACAGGCACCAACGCGATCGCGTTGGGTTATCTGGCCAGAGGCACCAGCACCTACGCCGCCGGTCTCGGTGGGGGAGCAGCCACCGCCGCTGGAGCCACCGCCGCTGGCTACACCGCCGGTGCTTCGGGACCGTACTCGTCCGCGTTTGGCTACGCATCGTCCGCGTCTGGCAGCTATGCCGTCGCCCTGGGAATTGCCACCTCGTCAGGCAACGGCAGCACTGCAATCGGCGTAGGCTACAGCTTCGCCAACCCGACAGCATCGGCGACGTCTTCTGTCGCGATTGGCGACGGATCAACCGCCAACGCAACGTACTCCGTGGCCCTTGGTCTCGCGGCGCAGGCTGTGGGCATCATCGGCCGGCAGGCCCGTAGCAACGGGCGGTTCGCAGCGTCCGGCGATTCCCAGATCGGCGAGTACATCCTGCGCCGCGCAACGACAGATGCGACCGCGACGGTTCTGACAACGGACAACACCGCGCCCGGCGCCGATGACCAGATTGTTCTCCCCAACAGCAGCGCCTACGCCTTCACCGGCACTGTCGTTGCTCGGCAGCAAGGTGCAGGTGGCACCGCCTCGGCCGCGTGGAAGGTCGAGGGCCTGATCCGCCGCGAAGGCACGGCCGCCACAACCACGCTGGTGGCCTCCACCGTCACGGCCATCAGCAACGTCCCGGCCTGGGCGGTGGCCTTGTCCGCGGACACCACGAACGGCGGCCTTGCCATCACGGTGACTGGCGCTGCCGCCACCAACATCCGCTGGGTCGCCACCGTGCAGACCAACGAACTCACCTACGCATAACGAGGCGGCGATGGCCATCCAGCTCGATCTCAGCACGTCTCAGTACGGCATCCCGTTTGCCGCCACCTATTTCCGCGTCGTCACCGCCGCCATCAGCCGCCAGCGCAGAGACAGGCCCATCGACGCAGACATTCGCCTGTCGAAATTTGACCTCATGCTAGACATCGCGGGTTACGCCACGGCCGCGCCAGGCAACGACACCCGAGAGATCGATTTCCGCCGCTACCACGTGCCGCTGGAGGAGGTCGAGGCACAACCTGGCGCCACGTTCCTAGATCGCTGCTACGCCTGGATCATGGCGCAGCCTGACATGGCCGGGTCGACTCCGGCCTGACGATCATGCGCGCCTTCCAAGTTGGGGCCTTCCAGGCCGGAGCATTCCAGGGTGTCGCCGGTGGCGGCGACTGGCTGCGCATTCGTCGGCGCCGTCGGCGCTGAAGGTGTCCGTGTGCCCTGACCTC